CACGGCGGAAGCGCAGACGGACAGCGAGACGGATGATGCTCCCGAGCCGGAGCTAGAGGCCGAAGCCGAACCCGCAGACGATGACGAGCCGCAGGACCAGGAGGACGAGGCAGCGGAAGCCGCCAAGCCCGAGCCTCCCGACGATGTGACCGTCACCGTGAACGGCGAAAAGGTCGCTCTCAGCGATCTCAAGGCCGGCTACATGCGGCAGGCTGATTACAGTCGCAAAACTCAGGATGTGGCGAACAACCGCCGCAGGCTTGAGGAAATGACAGGGCGCGTCACGCAGACCGTGACGGCAGTTGCCGACTTTTTGGCTTCACAGATCCCCGATGCACCCGACGCCACCTTGGCGATGACCGATCCCGCTCGATTTGTGCAGATGAAGGCAATGCACGAAGCGGCGGTGTCCCAGGTCAATGCCTTCCTCGCACACGCGGGAGAGGCTAAGGCCGTTTCGGACGGGCTTACGCAGGCACAGCGCGCTGAGATTATCACCAGCGAGAACGCCAAGCTTGCGGAATCCTTTCCGCAGACAGCCACGCCAGAGGGCCGAAAAGCTTTCTTCGAAAAGGCGGCGGTTGCCGCGCGCGATCTCGGGTACAGCACCGAGGAAATCAGCGCAGCGACAGACCATCGCCTGTTCAAACTTGCGCACTATGCGGCCATCGGGTTCGCGGCTGAAAAGGCCAAGACCAAGGCCGTGGCGAAGGTCGAAGGAAAGCCGCCCGTAGCGCCCACGAAGCGCCTTCGGACGGCAGGGGATCAAGTGGCCAAGAACCGGGAAGCGATGAAGCGCCTTACCCGCTCCGGCTCGATCGAAGACGCAATGCAGATCGACTGGGAATGATCTCGATCCCATAGGAGGCCACACATGGCCGCGCTTTCCAATACCCAGCTCACCACCACGTCGGTGGGCAACCGCGAAGAACTGTCGGACGTTCTGAACCGGATCACCCCGGAAGACACCCCGATCTATACCGACATCCAGAAGGGCAAGTGCGTTTCCGTTCATCCCGAATGGGAAACCGAGGTGCTTGCGGCTCCCGTCGAGAATATCCGCACCGAAGGCGACGAATACACGTTCGACGCCGGCGACACCCCCAAGCGGGTCGGCAATTATACGCAGATCATGCGCAAGACCGGCATCGTCTCCGAGACCCAGGAGACCGTCGATCAGGCCGGCAACGCCAACAAGGTCAAGCACCAGAAGCTGAAGCGCGGTATCGAGCTTCGCAAGGATGCGGAACTCGCGATCATCACCAATAACGCTTCTGTGGCCGGCGCCACGCGCGAGTTCGGCGGCCTGCCGACCTGGGTGGAGACCAACGTCTCTCGCGGCTCCGGCGGCTCCAACGGCGGCTTCGACATCAACACTGGCCTGACCGTGGCCGCGACGAACGGCACCCAGCGCGCCTTCACCAAGACCATCATGGACTCCGTGATGAGCCAAGGCTACAGCGCCGGCGCCAACTTCTCCAGCGTCTATGTGTCGCCCTACGTCAAGTCGGTGTTCGTCACGTTCATGTCGGACAGCGCGGTCGCGCCGTTCCGCTATGCCGTGAGCAGCGGCGACGGCAACAGCATCATCGCCAATGCGGACATTTACGAAGGTCCGTTCGGCAAGGTGTTCATCAAGCCCAACCGCGTCATGGCGGCATCGGCTGGCGTCGCGCGCAACGCCTTCTTCATCGATACCAGCATGGTTTCCTTCCTTTGGCTCCGCAAGATCCAGGAGGACAAGGAAGTTGCACGCACGGGTGACGCGAAGAAGTTCGTTCTCATCGGCGAAGGCACGCTCAAATGCCATAATGAAGCTGGCATCGGGGTGGCCGCTGACCTCTATGGCCTCACCGCTTCGAGCTGATTCACACTGACTTTTCAGTGTGTTATAATAACGAGCCGGGCGCGGATTGGCCTCCCCGCCCGGCTCTTACCATAAGCCGCAAACTTAGGAGGTTCGCGGATGGCTGCAAAAGCCTTACCAGCGCAAGACGTGCTGCTTCAACTGCTTTCATACGATCCGGAGACGGGGAAGCTCTATTGGAGAGAGCGCGGCCCGGGGCGGTTCAGGGACGGCTTCCATTCCGCAGCAACGCAGGCGCGGCAATGGAATGGGAAAAACGCCGGTAAGGAAGCCTTCACGGCCGTGAATGCCGGGTACCGATATGGCGCAGTTGGTGACGTAAATTTCTTGGCTCACCGGGTCATATGGAAGATGTCCACCGGGCTGGAGCCCGATCAGATAGACCATATCGACGGGGACCGACAAAATAATCGGTTCTGCAATCTCCGTAACGTATCGGAGACGGCGAACAAACGGAATATGTGCATCCCACGCCATAACACGAGCGGCATTATTGGTGTTTCCAAAGACGCACGCGGCGGGTGGGAGGCCCACATAACACTAGGGAACCGCAAGAAATCGCTAGGCCGTTTTTTGGCGTTTGATGAAGCCGTCGCCGCCCGCAAATCTGCGGAAGTCGTGCATGGTTTCCATGAGAACCACGGCCGCTCGGCCTAAGACCACAACCCATCAAAAATCTATGGCCTCGCTTCACGGCGGGGCCTTTTCATATGGAGAGTCCCATGTCCGATCTGAAAAAGCAGGCCGAGGAACTCGGGATCGATGTTGACGGGCGCTGGAGCGACAAGCGGCTTCAGGACGAAATCGACAAGGCCCTGGGGGCTCCGAAGGCCGAAGACAAACCCGCGCCGCAGCCGCCGGCGGAGAAGAAGATCCCCGTCCGCATCAACCGCGATTTCTGGGACGAAGCCGGCGAACGCCACCGCAAGGGGCAGATCGTCGAAGTGTCCGTGGAAGCCGCTTTGGACGGCGCCGAAAGCGGCGCGCTGTCTCGGGTGAAGTGATGCGGTCGGCTCACATGGCTCGCGCCATCCGTGATGGCGGGTGGACCCTGTTCGACTGGGACGCCGCGACGGGGCGCACCACGTGGGTAACGACCGACGATAAGGGCAACACGGTGTTTCGCTACGACATGCCGGTTGCCGCGACGATCGAGGACAACACGGCGGCTCGAAATGCTGTGGCGTCCGGCTGGAAGGGGGATTGGCACCGCATCGCCAGCGTCCCCATGCAGCTCCTGTACGACAAGAACATCGGCCTGAACGAAGCGGTTCTTCAGGGCGATGACGCGCACGTGCGGCGGTTTCTGAACGATTCCGATAACCGGGCCTGGCGCACAAAAGAGGGGCGTGTGTGATGGCTGAAATTGTGCGCCTGCGTCCCTTGGAAGTTGGAGACGGGTACAGGTTCGATCCTGACGAGATTTTGAGCGCCGCAAAGGGCGAGCCGTTTCAAATGTTGGCGATCATAGGCCAGATGCAAGACGGGTCGATATGGGTATCGGGGTCTGCAAACTCTGGCGAGGTGCTTGTTCTGATGGAGCGCGCCAAGCATCAAATCGTGTTTGGGGAAGGCTGATGAGCGCCTTTGAAAACCTGATCGACCTGCGCTTTGCGGTCGCGGATCACGTTGGCAATCGCTCGATCTCGGACGTCTTCCCGCGCCTTGTCGAGATGGCCGAAAACGATCTTAACTCGCGCCTTCGCACGCGGTGGCAGTTGCAGGATTACACGCTGTATTTCGAGGACGAGGTGAGCACCCTGCCGCCTGATTTCCTCGAAATGTACTCCGTCGCGGGGCGTGAGCGCGGGGACTATGAAATCGGGCCGATGACCATTCGCGTGGCGCGGGCTGGTGGGGAACGGGCGTGTCAGTATTACGCCAAGCTCCCCACCCTGTCGTGCAGCCCAACGGCGTGCAACTGGCTCCTGTCCCGATATCCAGACGTGTACCTCTATGGGGTCGCGCTCCAGGCTGCGAAATACCTGCGGGATATGGATATAGCCACGGTGACAGCGAGCCTCTACGGCGATGCGCTCAAGCTCTTGCAGATCGATGATGACCGGGCGCGGTGGTCCGTCGCGCGCGTGCGTGTGCGAGGGCAGACGCCATGAACCTTCTCCAGATGGTGCAGGAGGCGTCAAAGAGCGCGGCTATCCCGCCGCCGTTCAGCCTCAGTGAGACAGACGCGGACAGCGTGCTCCTGACGCGGTTCCTGAACGATGCAGGGTCGGAGTGCGCGCGGCGCGTTGATTGGGGTGGCATGCGCGTCACCACGACTATCAGCGGAACCGGCGCGGCGGACACGTTCAATCTCCCGGGCGACTATGACCGACTGTGCGCGGGCCTTTCTATCTCGGCATCTGGCAACCCGTTGCGGGGCAGCCTGACACAGGACGAATGGAATTCGCTCACGCAGGTCATCGGCATTCCCCGGTATTTCTACCTCACGGGCGCCCGGATCGGCTTCTTCCCGTACATGCGGACCACCGACACCGCAAAAATCTCATACCTGTCCAAGAATTGGGCGATTGACGACGCCGGGACCAAGCCTGCGATGGTGCTCGCAGAGGACCGTGCGACTATCCCTGATGACGTGCTGATCGCCGGGGCCGTGTGGCGGTGGCGCCGGCACGTCGGCAAGGACTTCTCGGATTACGTCGCAGAGTTCGAAGCCATCTTGGCGGATCGGTCGAAATTCGACGGCGGGGGGCGTCAGCCGTGAACGTGCGCCCCGGACGCCTCCCGGCCCGCAAGACGGCGGCTGCGCAACGCAACTATCAGAGCTATTCGTTTCCAGGCCCGTCACTGGGCTGGGTGGCAGACCAGAACATTGCGGTCGGGCAGCCGGGCGCAGCCTACCAGTTGGACAACATTTTCCCCACCTCGTCGGGAGGCGTTCTGCGGCGCGGCTCAAGCGTTCGGGTGGATCTGGAAGACCCGGTCTTCAGCCTGTTCACGCACGTTCAGGGGGCGGAAAAGCAGCTTCTTGCGACGACGGGAACCGACGTTTGGAACATCACAGATCCTGACGCCNCAACCAGCGTTCACACGATCACGAACGGGCTGGTCTCGACTGCGAAATATGTGTCTACGGATGGCGTTCAATACATCCGTGGCGTCAATGGTGTGGACACGCCCTGGCTCTATGACGGCTCTACCGTGAGCGAAACGCCGGCGCTGACGTTCCCGCTCGGAGACACGACGACGCCTCAAGACCTATCCTATGTGTGGGTGTTCAAGGACCGGTTTTTCTTCGTCAAGAAGGGGAGCCTTGACGTTTACTATCTGCCTGTGGCGCAGCTCGGTGGCGCGCTGGTCCTGTTCGGGCTCGGTGGCGTATTCCGCGAGGGCGGGAGCATCATTTTTGGGGCCACGTGGTCGCAGGAGACCGGAAGCGGCCTTTCGTCCATGTGCGTGTTCGTGACCGACCAGGGTGAGGCTGCTGTCTATCAGGGGGCCAACCCAAGCGACGCGGGTAATTGGCAGCGCGTTGGCGTCTATTCGATCGGGAAACCGAAGGGGCCGAATTCGTTTTTCCAGCGCGGCGGTGATCTGGCGATCTGCACGGATATCGGGCTGATCTCCCTGTCTCAGGCGCTTCTGCAGAACGCCCCTTCGCTATCTCCTTCGTCCATGTCCCTTCCGATAGAGCCTGAGTGGGCGCGCTACGTCGCTGAGCGGTCTTCGTCGGGCTGGGCAGCTACGGCATGGACAGAGGGCCAGATCCTCGCTGTGGCGCTTCCTACGGGCTCGGGGCAGAGCCCTGTGTGGCTGATTTCGAATGCGACCACGGGAAAATGGGCACGGTTCACGGGGTGGAACGCATCCTGTCTGGCCGTGTTCGATGGCGGGCTGTTCTTCGGGTCTCCAAGCGGGAAGGTGTATGAGGCCAACGTGACAGGGGCTGACGACGGCGTCCCATACACGGGCGTTTATGTCCCCGCCTTCGATCCGCTCGGCTCCTATGGCCGCAAGGCGGTGCACATGGTGCGGGCGGTCCTTCGGTCTCGCTACTTGGCGAGCGAGCGGCTTAGCGTCCATGCCGACTATGTCGTGTCGCTGCCCACCCCGCCGTCCTCTGTCGGCCTTGGGGAATCCAGCACCTGGGGTGCGGGCATTTGGGGCATCTCGACTTGGGCTGACGCCTCTCTCAAGAACACGGTGCAGAAGGTATGGCGGAACGTCTTCGGTGATGGCGACGCGATAACCGTTGCGCATCAGGTCACGAGCGGGTCTGTGGCTCCGATCGATACAGAGTTTGTGCGAACCGACGTGATGTTCACGCTTGGGGAGCCTCAGTCTTGATAACGTTCAAGTGGGCAGGCCAGCACGATCCCGAGGCGAACCAAGCTCTTGGGGACTGGTGCACGGCCCGCATCGCGTTGCCGAGGCCACTGGACAGCCCCTATGTGACGATGGGCGTTTTCAACGACGCGGAGCTAATCGCGGTCATCGTCTACAATAATTATCACCCTGAAACGGGGGTGATTGAGTTCCACGGCGCATCAACGTCCCCGCGCTGGCTCGCCCGTCACGTTCTTCGGGAGATGTTCGCCGCTCCATTTGAGCGGTGGGGCGTGCAGTTGCTGGTAACGCGCAACTCTGACCGGAATAAGCGCCTGCACCGCATGCTGGCTTCATACGGCATGAAGCCCGTTCACATCCCGCGCCTGCGGGGACGTGATGAGGGCGAAATGATTTGGACGCTGTCGGATGACGACTGGCGCGGCAATGGATTTGACTGAGGTGCACCATGGGTAAATCTAGCTCCGCTCCCGCCGCGCCCGACCCCAGGCAGACGAGCGCCGCGTCCACGTCTACGAACGTCGGGACCGCCATCGCGAACTCGATGATGAACAACGTAAATCAGGTGACGCCAAGCGGCGCCCTGAATTACAGCCAGAGCGGAACGTACAAGTGGAATGACCCCTACACGGGACAGACCTATGACATCCCTCAATATACCGCTACGCAGACGCTGTCCCCACAGGGGCAGGCGACGCAGGACCAGCTTGACGGCGCCTCTTACAACCTCGCCTCGATCTCCAATGACCGCTCGAAGTTCTTGACCGACTACCTCGGGAAGGAGATGGACACGAGCAATTTGCCGGGGCTGGTATCGAACGCGAACCAGTCCGGCACGATCGGGGGAGGCTACGACACCAATTTCAACCGTGATATCGGCGGAAACTATACGAACACGGTGGACCTGACGAACACCTACCAGGGCGCGGACGACTTTTCGGCGGATCGCCAGCGGGTCGAGGACGCACTTTGGCAGCGCGGGGCAGCGTCGCGAGCGCAGGAAGATGAGGGCCTTCGCACTCGCCTTCTCAATTCGGGATTGCGCGAGGGCTCTGCGGCTTGGAACGCCGAAATGGAACGCCTCGGGCGGCAGACGGCTGATGAGCGCATCGGCACGATGCTCGCGTCCGGTCAAGAGCAAAGCCGCCTAGTCGGCCTGTCTCGCGACGCGGCGCAGTTCAGCAATGATGCCAACCTGACGGGCGCGAATTTCGGGAACAACGCCTCGCTCACTGCGGCGCAGTACGGCTCCAGCCAGCAGCAGGCACAGAATGCGGCGGGCTTGGCCGGCACTCAGTTTTCGAACAATGCCAACCTCACGAACGCGCAATTCCAGAACGCGGCGCGAGGGCAGGGGCTGCAAGAGGCNTATGCCGCGCGTGCCCAGCCGCTNAACGAAATCATCGGCCTNATGGGCGGATCTCAGGTCCAGCAGCCGAATTTCGTGAACACGAACACGTCCACCATCCCCACCACGGACGTGGCTGGGATCATCAACTCGAATTATCAGCAGCAGATGGATTCGTGGAAACAGCAGCAGGCATCCTCAGGCGGCCTTCTGTCTGGCCTTGGGTCCGGGCTCGGCAGCCTACTCGGTGCGCCGTCCAGCAGCATCCTGGGCGGGCTGATCGGCACGACGCCAAGAAGAACAAGGACCGTCTCGGGGATGTGAAGGGCGAAATGGGCTTGTGGTCCTTCAATTACAAGGACGAAAAGCCGGGAACGCCGCGGCATATCGGCCTGATGGCGTCCGAGGTCCAGAAAGAAGTGCCGTCCGCTGTCAAGCGTGGGAAAGACGGCCTGCGCCGGGTTGATTATGGGAAGGCGCTGGGCCTCATGGGAGCGCAATAATGGCCTATATTTTTGACGCCGCGAAGGGTGAAACGCCGCAGAGCATTGCGCGCCAGCGCGAGCTTGCGATGGCGATCCTTTCGGGTGGGAACGTGTCGCCTCCGACTTCCACCGGCGCCGGCATCGGGAATGCTTTCGCATCGATCGCGCGGGGTCTGGCGTCTCGCGCCACCAGTGGGCAGGCCGACGCCTCTGAGGCTGCTGGAGCGGAATCCGCAAACAAGGCATACCGCGACGCCATTGCAGCGAGCCTTTCCACTGGCCAGCCCTTGACCATGCCCAGCGCCCCAACGGCGCCACAGGGCGCGGCGCCCGCCGGTGGCGCACCTCAGGCAGCGGGGTTCAACGGCACGCAGGAGCAGTTCGTTTCGATGCTGTTGCCGGCCGCTATCGAGGCGTCCAAGGAAACCGGCATCGATCCGCGCATCATCGTTGCCCAGGCTGCGCAGGAAACCGGGTGGGGCAAGAGCGCGCCGGGGAACAACTATTTCGGCATCAAGAGCCATGGCATGCCGGGTGGCAACGTCCTTGCCACCTCCGAGCACGTGAACGGGCAAAAGGTGCCCGAGCGCGCGTCGTTCCGGGCGTATGCGAGCCCCGAAGAGAGCGTCAAAGGGTACTCAAGCTTCATCCAGACGAACCCGCGATACAAGCCGCTCATGCAGGCGCAGGGGATGGACGCGCAGCTTGCCGCTTTGCAGGCGTCCGGCTACGCGACAGATCCGAACTATGCGGCATCAGTGGGCAGCATCGCGCGCAAGATCCCTGTCTCAGGCACCGACCAGCCGCAGATGCCGGAAAATGCCCAGGCAACTCAGATGCCCCCATCCGCGCCCCCGGCTGCGCAACCTTCGGCGCAGCCATCTAATCCCGCGCCGGCAGACAACGCGCGCCTGAAGGCAATCGCGGACGCGTTGTCAAACCCGTTCCTGAACCAGGGGCAGCGGTCGGTGCTGACCGCCGAATATCAGCGCGAGATGCAAGCCCGTGATCCGATGTATCAAATGCAGATGGAAAAGGGCAGGCTTGAGCTGAACGCCATGCGGAACCCGCAGGCCAAGGCGACGGATGACATGCGGGAATATGACCTTGCTCGCCAGCAGGGTTACACAGGGACGTTCACGCAATATCAGATCGACATTCGCCGCGCCGGCGCCCCCTCCACGAACGTGAATGTCGGGGAGGGGGATAAGTTTTACGAGAATTTGGACAAAAAGAACGCGGACACGTTCGCGGCCCTGTCTGATGCGGGGATGGGCGCGCGCTCCCGCCTGTCGAACCTCAACACGCTAGAGCAGCTTCTCCAGCAATCGCCGACTGGTGCAGGAGCGCAGGCCAAGCTTTGGCTCGGTGATCTCGGCATCAATACCGAGGGCGTTGACGATCTCCAGGCGACGCGGGCGCTTATCGAAAAGCTCGTTCCCGAACAGCGCGCGCCCGGCTCCGGTCCTATGTCGGACGCTGATATTGCGATGTACCGCAAGAGCCTGCCCAGCGTCATGAACCAGCCGGGCGGAAACGCCATGATCCTGGGCACCGCGAAGGCCATCGCACAGTACGACATGCAGATGGGCGGGATTGCTGACGCCGTGGCGGATCGCGAGATCACCCCGGCCGAAGGACGCAAGCGCATCCGTGAGCTGGCGAACCCTCTGGACGGCTATCGCGAGCGCATGCGCGAGTTTGGTGGCGCGCCGCCGGCTTCAAACAATGACGGATGGACCACGCTCCCGGGCGGCGTCCGCGTGCGCGAAAAGGGTAAGTGATGCCGATTTTTGAGCTTCAAGGCCCGGACGGCAAAACCTATGAGGTGGAAGCGCCGGACATGCGCGCGGCCGCGTCCGCGTTCGGGTCCATGGCGGGTCCGGGCGTTGGCGACATGTCGGTGCGCAACGTCGCCACGGCTGCGGCGCGGGGCGTTCCCATCCTTGGCGGCATGGTTGATGAGGCCGTCGCCGGCGCACAGTCCATGTTCGGCAGCGGGTCGTATGAAGACAACCTCAAGGCGGAACAGGCGCGTCAAGCGGCATTTGACAGGCAGAACCCATGGACCTCGGGAGCTGCGCAGGTCGCGGGTGGCGTAGCCGGCACAATCCCCATGATTATGGCCGCGCCCGGCTTCTTCGGGGCTGGTGCTGCGGGCCTTGCGGCTCGCGCCGGCATGGGGGCGCTTTCGGGCGCCGTTGTCGGAGGTGCTGACCAGGCGGTGCGCAGCAATGGCGACTTGGGAGAGGCGGCGAAGGGTGCGGCAGTCGGGGGCGCATTCGGCCTTGCCGCCCCATTGGCTGGGAAGGTCGCTGGAAAGGCGTTCGATGCCGCTGCGGACTTCGTAGGGCGCCCCACCAGCGCGCTCGGTGGCGTGTCCCCGCAGGCTGCGCAGTATGCCGCCAAAACGCTGAACTCTCCGGTTCGGCAGGCGGAAACCCAGGCGCAATTGCAGGCTCTTGGCCCCGACGCGATGCTTGCCGACGTGTCGCCAGAATGGGCGATGATCGCACGCGGCGCCGCGGCGCGCCCTGACAACCGCGAAATCATCATCAATACACTCTTGGGCCGTGACGCGGGTAAAAACGCCCGGCTCGGAGCGGACCTTAATTCCAGCCTCGGCAAGGTGGTGGCGCCAAGCGCTGTCACAGCGGATATCAAAGCCGGACAGGAGGCTCTTGGGCCTGCGTACGGTCGCGCATTTGATGGCGCTCGCGCCGTCGATACTGAGAACATCGCCAACGCCCTTGACGGATCAGCCTCGATCCTGCGTGGCCCGGCTCAGAAGGCAACCAATCAGGTTCGTGGTATGCTGGACGTTCCCGGCACAAACACACTCGACCCGAATCCAAGCGCTCTATTCCAGACGCGGCAGGCCATCGACGGGTTGCTTGCCACGGAACAGAACCCGCAGGTCATTCGCCAGCTTGCGGCCGCTCGCGCTCAAATTGACGATACACTGGCCAACGCGGTCCCTGGCATCAAAGGCGTTGACGCTCAATATTCCGAGCTGGCACGCCAGGGCGAGGGCCTTCAGCGTGGGTCGCAGGTCTTTGACAGTGGAAAGACCGCAATCCGCCCTAGCGACTTGGCGCAGGAATTCCCCGCAGCCGCTCTGCCGCAAGGCCAGCAGGTCGGACCTTCCGCCGTACCGTTCCGCGTCCAGCAGGGAGCGCGTGCCGAGGTTGACCGCATCGTGGGTCAGTCTGCCAATGATCCTGCCGCACTCCAGCGCGCGATGCGTGGCGAGGGCGATTGGAACCGGGACAAGCTGCGGACGGTGTTCGGCAATGAGAACGCGGACAAGGCGCTAGGCGCTATTGATCGCGAGACCACTTTCTACCGGACAAAGAATCGGATCGAAAGCGGATCTGATACGGGCGCCACTCAAGGGTTCCGGGAGTTTCTGGACCGCGCGGCGACTCCGAACGCTATTCCGATGGAAGCGACTGTGGCCGGCATGTTGATGCGCGGCGGGCAGCGGCTTCTAGGCGGTGCCTCTCAGGGAGCGGCGATCAAGCGTGCGGAACAGTTCGCGGGAGAGCTTGGGCGGCTTTCCATCGCTCAAGGCAGCGATCGTGACCAGATCGTCAAAACCATCATCGACATTATCACCCAGCAGCAGGGGCGGGCTCCGACGACGCAGGCCGTCGAGCGCGCGACGAACGCGCTAGTCAGGTCGGGTGGCATGTTGGCGGATCGATGAGCGCTCAAGCTCTAACCGCTTGTTCATTTCAATGTTCATCGCCCATGTCGCCAACCCCCCAAATGCCAGCGCCCCAACGAGGAAGCCGGCGCCGAAATCCGCACTGAAGCCATAGGCGAAAAACCGGATGGCTGCGAACGTGCCGCACACGGCCAAGAGCACGAATAGCCCTCGAAAAAGCCTCATGGTCGCGCGCGCCTTTTAATAGCAATTGGTCCTGACGCTGCTAACCGGGCCACCAACCCATGAGCTGTAGGGCGTTGTGGTGCATGTCGTGACAGCGCCGCCGCTCTGCAACGCATTGCCATAACCCTGCGCGGCCGCTGCGACAGCCCCACCGACTGCGGCGGAAGCAGGGCGCGCATATTTGGCATCAAACTCGGAATTTGCCCGCGCCAACTCTTGAGACAGGAGAAGGCGCGCCTCTGAATTGGTGATCTGGCCTTTTCGATACCGCTCGTTCAGCACGTCGCCGAACGCCATGTATCGAATGCCCATTTCATTGTTCATCTGTCCGGCTTGCCCAGCCGCGACGCGGCTACGGATGCAATCCCACATCACGGTGAAATCGGAGCCGTTTTGGCTGCAAGACGCCTGGGCATTGTTCAGCGACGACACGCACCCGGCCAAGCCGAGCGCCACCAGACAAACAGACAACCACCTCATGCCAGCCCCCACATAGATGGCGGCCCCAACCCGGAGTGCACCATGCCTGACGATACTTCAGGCGGGCATAGCCTGCCAACGTCCTATTTCGTGCAGGATGGCGACACGGTTATGCCCGTCCAGCACAACGACCCGTTCGAAGACGTTTCGTCCGGGCTGACGAACAGGCTTCACCGTGACGGGCGCACCCTGTGGACGGGGGCGCAGAAAGCCAACGGCTACAAGCTGACAGGCCTTGCCGATGGCACGGACCTGCAAGACGCGGCCACAGTTAAGCAGGCTGTGGCGTCCTCAACTCCGATCGGATCGGTTGTCGAATATGCCGGCGCGACGGCCCCCACCAACTGGCTGCTGTGCTTCGGCCAGGCGATCAGCCGGACGACATACGCCACTCTGTTCGGCATCATCGGAACGACGTACGGAGCTGGGGATGGGTCCACGACGTTCAACCTCCCGGACAAAAGAGGCCGTGTAAGTGTCGGGAAAGACAATATGGGCGGCTCAGCGGCCTCCCGCATCACGTCCGGCGGCGCGGGCTTCGATGGAATGGCCCTCGGTGCAGCCGGCGGGGCTCAATCCCACATCCTGACGACACCTCAGATCCCGTCGCACACCCACACCGGGACGACGGGTGAGGCGGGTTCGCATACCCACAGCGGCATGACAAACGACGGCGGCACGCACTCTCATAATGGGATAACGGACGGGCAAGGCGCCCACGCCCATGGCGGGTCCACCTCGGCTGTTGGCGACCACTCCCATGGCTACTCCACACCTAATAGCCAAGGCTTGACAGGAGCCGTTGGAACGAACTACGTCGTGTACGGCCCCGCAGGGTCTGCAACGTCCGGGGCGGGCGCTCACTCCCACTCGATCACGACGGATGGTGTAGGGAACCATACCCATAACGTTTCGACCTATTCCGCCGGCAACCATGGGCATGCGTTCACCACGAATGCCGCAGGGGCGCACACCCATTCGTTCACATCGGGGGCGACCGGCGGCGGGGAGGCACACACAAACGTTCAGCCGTCGATAGTGTTCAACTCTATCATCCGGGTGCTGTGATGAGTTGTGGATCCCCCATCATCATCGGCGACGGGTGCGGTACTGAGATCAATTACGGCGAAGCGATCGAGCTTTTCTTTGAGTACCGAAATGAAGATGACACGCCGATAGACCTCTCTACGTCATCGGTGTCGATATATTCGTCGTCTCCTGACGCGATCAAGAACCTTGGCTCGGTCACTATTGTTGACGCAGTGTCCGGGAAAGTCAGGTTCTTCCTAAGTTCAGGTGCCGCGCTGAATTTGCGCAGCGGAATCAACAACAGATTCAAAATTCAAACGGTGTTCGGCGACCTGTCTACCGACATCACCCCGGAAATTTATCTCAAGGTGACATGATGGCAACCATCATTATTTCGCGGCAGGGCGTCCAGGGCACCAAGGGCGACACGGGGCTGACCGGAGCGACCGGCGCCACCGGCGCAGCCGGGGCGACCGGCGCGACAGGCTCAACCGGCCCGACCGGCCCTCAAGGCAATGACGGCCCGACCGGCCCCCAAGGGCTTAAGGGCGACCAGGGCGACCAGGGCAACAGTGGATGGTCTCCGGTTTACAGCACCCCCCCTTACGGCTTGAATGTCGTGATCCGGGTCTTGGACTGGACGGGCGGCGCCGGAGATAAGCCGGCCACGGGGCAATATCTTGGACCTGCGGGCTGGGTGGACGATATTGAGGATGCGAC